GTATTAACGGTGCCATTTACCGCATTATTATTTCCCGCACTCCCCGCACCTCCTCCTCCTGATCCACCTGACCCAGGAGTCAATCCACTAGCTACTGCACCTCCCCCTCCACCTGCGCGAGTAACAGATGTCCCTGTTATTGAATTTGCTACTCCATCACCACCATTACCACCTTGATTCGTTACCCCGTTAGCACCAGCAGTACCGCCACCTCCGCCTCCTCCGCCAGCATTAGAATTAATGTTACCACCTGCATTTCCTTGCCCTGCAGTTCCAGAACCACCCGGGTTACCACCTCCTCCTGATCCACCATTGGCACCCGCACCCGCATTACTTTCTCCAAATCCCCCACCAGTTGATGTGATTGTACTAAAAACTGAATTACCGCCACTAGTTCCTGGATTACCACCATCGCCACCATTACCAACTGTTACTGTAATAGTACCCGGAACAGTAATAGCAAAAGCCGCATCATAACGGTGACCTCCTGCACCACCACCACCCGCCAAAGTAGAATTTCCTCTCCCGCCTCCCCCCCCTGCAACTACTAATACTTGAGCATTTAAATTAGGCATTTATGTTTCACTTATAAATCCTTGAAATGAGAGAAATACACTTGCTACTCCACTGACCGATGCCGCAAACGCCGCATTAGCGTTGGTCTTCCAAGCGTTAGGTAAAATAGGCAATGCCCCGCTATTAGCGGGTACTGGCAAATAACCTACTATTGAACTTGTTGCCCCATAGAAAGTTAAGTAAACATTATTCGCGCTGGCATTTGCAACCTGTCCTGAAGTTATATACGTAAAAATGCTTGAACCTTGAGCGGCAATTACCGTTACAGAACCACCATTTACTGGCGTGCCTGTCAACATAGATGCTGTCCCTTGCACCCATCTAGTCAAAGGCGCGTTAGCAGTCAAAACTTCACCGACAGGGCCAACTGCAATAGGTGAATAATCTAAGTTTGCTGAAGTAATGGACGGCATCGCATCGTTGCGGACACCTAAAACAAATAAACCCGAAGCTCCTGTCGTATGCGCCGCATCTTCCGCATAAGTACCAACAATAGATTGAACCACTACTGTTCCCGACACTGAAGTAAGTACAGTTCCACTCTGCACCACTGGCACAGTACCTATAATCGAAGCTCCTACCAATACACTAGAAGGAACCGTACTGACTAAAGATGATATGACTGTTCCACTTTGTACCACTGGTACAGTTCCAATTACTGATGATCCCACGGTTCCTGATATTGAACCTCTAATTGGCAATGGATTTGTTGACTCAACCACACTTAAAGTGGAAGTGGAAACATTAGAACGGAAAATTACAGCTGTTCCTGTTACCGAAGCAATAACGGCATTTTCGGCATATTGAGTTCCCGCAGATATGGTTCCAATAATTGAAGCTCCAACTGTTCCTGATACCGATTGATTGGCACTCGCGGCAAAAGTTACAGGCACCGACCCGATAATTGACGCTCCGACCTGCCCAGAAATCGAAGGAGTGCCACTAAGAGTGGCTGTAATAGCCCCAATAATAGAAACTCCTATTGGCACTGTTGTTGTGCCAAAAACTGAACCATCTGCTGTGGTCAATGCTACTCTCTGAAGATGCTTAGTTAAAGCGTCTTCAGTGATTGTATGAGTTCCGACATTTACTCCTATACCAGAACTGACAATTATTTGTCCTGTGGGCATAAATTATTTATATTCCTTGTCCGACATAGCTTTATGCAGAGTCGGATAATTTCCTAGCTTCAATTATTGCTTTTGCGATGTCTGCTTTTCTTTTGGTTCGGTAGACGTTTTCTTTGGCAGGGTTTGAGACATTAGGGTCGTCTTTTCTGCTTTCCCCTTTCTGTTTTCTTTCTTTTATCTGTTCGATTTCCGTATCAATATCTTCTTCACCCATAACTGTCATGGTGATTTTATCATTCGGGTCAGTGGATTTTACTAACACTTTCTTGCAAGTCGGGCACATATTGTCAGGCGGAAGATTATCGCTTGCTCGATGAAAACGGCAAGGAGCGTTAGGATTTCCTAATCCTGTGGGACACATGAACGTAATTTGGGATATTTTAACCTGTGGCATAGATTTTATCTTTCGTAAGAAGCTCCATAGTAAATAAATATACTATTAGTGGCTGTAGCCACATTACTAATAGAAAATGCTGACCTTCCATCAATTGTCGCTGCAGGTATAGTTGCTGTCAAATTGGTTGCAGCAGATAATGCACCACTATTTATACGACTATAATAATCTGCACTGGTTGTACCGTTGACTTTTACTATTACATCAAGTGCATCAGTTTCAATCACTGTCCGCAAAGCAGATGTTGCGGTTTCTGTCGTACCATCCGCTTGGGTGCCAAAAAGACTCGCAGTGCCTGAAGCAGCTCTGGTTACCTTAAAACCATAATGACCAAAAGTGTAACTTATTGTACCACCCGTATTGCCCACTAAGCCCATTCCACAAAAAGTATTTACATCACTACCAAGAAGCGTTATTTCAAAATGTGTAGACCATAATGGACTACCCCCTACTGATTCTCCTGCTGTAATATGAAGCCATAAGCCACGAGTGCCGCTTGTTCCTGTCGCAGATGTTTCTTGGGCTAAGCCCGTTGCACCAAATGTATTCGTTCCAGCACTTGTAACAGCAAGACTAAAACGACCAGTTGCTTCAAATGTTGTACTTACAGAATAAACAGTTCTTGTTGCTCCCCCCGCAGCCTGCCAAGTCGCCGCAGTTGCACTTGTCGCGGTTAAAATTTGGTCGGCAGAAGGCGCAGTGGCACGAGAAACATTTACGACAGTTGTCGCGGATTTAAGTGCGTTAGCAATTTTAGATGATAGTGGCATCTATGTTACCTCTGTTATTCTAATAAATCCCGCAACCGAAGAAGAAAAGTGTTGTATCACACCTGAATAATTAAACGGAACTTCGTAATAGTCGGTGTCCTGCATAACTACGGTATGGTCAGTAACTCCCGACATCAAACCTAGTTTAACCAAAACTGAAGTACCAGAATAGTTGCTTAATGTTGCCCCTCTGCGTCCTGAATTAGACGCGAGCAAATTTAAAGTTGAAGCTTGAGTTGCTACGGAGGTAACTATACCTGTTGGAGAAATTGCTCCTATCACGGAGGTTATTTGAGTGCCTGATTGTACCATCGGAACTGTGCCAATAACCGAAGCTCCCACTGTGCCACTAACTGATACAGGATTGATAGTTACTGTATTAGTCACATTCACTGGAGCTAAACCAAATATTGAAGCACCAACTATGACACTAGAAGGAATCGTGCTAACCAAAGAAGTAATGATAGTTCCAGTTAATCCTACATTACCAACCACTGAAGCAGTCCAAGCACCACCCTGAAATCCAACTACTGAACCACCAACATTCAAATTAGTATTCGTAACGTTTACAGGTGCAAGACCAAATATTGAAGCGCCGACTATAACACTGGATGGTACAGTACTAACAATAGAAGTAATAACAGTCCCTGACTGAACCACAGGCACAGTGCCTATAATACTAGCACCTACTTGCCCTGAAATACTGGGGTTGCCTATAACAGTTACCGCTCCCGAAATGGAAGGCGAGCCGCTAACGGTCGTAGGAATAGCCAAAAGTACCGAACCAATCTGTACGATTGGCCGGTGATCCCCTGCCACCACACTGGAAGCGGCAGTTAGTATTGATGAATCTGCGTCAAAAAATCTGTAGGCCATTTATGTTGGTTTAAGAATATTCGTCCATGGACTGCCGATTGACCTGATTCTGGAATAAGTCAAGGGAATGAGCAGTCCTGTAATCATCCCGATTTGGATAAGTCTGCCTCCTGTTGGCTTAGCTACATTGGTATAACTTGCTCCTGTCGGCTTGGAAATATTTGTATATCCAACATTCGCTCCTATTACTTCACTGCCAGCGTAAGTCAATGCTCCAAAGCCATAATATTGTCCTCTGATCGCCGCCACCGAAGAAGTTGCTGGTTTGTTGATATTTGTCCATGGCATAAATTAGAAATCGAACCCATCAATCTGAAGCGGAACTGCCTGTAAGGGTTGTTGAACGCCACGAGCCAGTGTCGCGATATAATCCTTGACTCTTTGCTCGTATTTAAAATTAAACGCATTACCTTCTAACATTTTCCCTAATGAGTAAAGATAAGAAGCGGCAATCCGCCAGCCTAAAATCGCCTGATCTAAATCTTCAGGATAAGCCACAGTATCCGTCACGACCGCGTATTGAGTCGGCTGGAGATAATAAAAAATCCGCATCAATCTTGTAACGTTGTGCGCAGAAGTCGGAGTCGGGAATATCTCAAACCAATCTCCTCGATCATCAAATTGTGGACTGGCAGTGCCAGCATTAGTTCTTAGCCAGCCAAATGATTGATCCGGAAGATTAGACACATCCACTTGCAAGGCCGTTTTGTAATCTTGAATTATAGTATTGACGTAATTCAAAGCAATAGCTTTCAAAAATAACATATCTGTTGGATAGAGATATGTTCCTTGATCCACCGTGCCGTCCCGATAAGATTCCTGAAGCTGGGAAGCATCCACACCCGCAGTCACTAATCGGCGGTGAAAATCCTCTAAAGCCTCATTAGCAAAGATAATCCCATTGGCATTAGTCAGACCGTTGGAATCGGTTTGGGCTTGGGCGCGGGCAAAGTTGAGGACAGTACTCAAAACCATTTATTTAAATTTCCTATCATAGATTAGATGACATTCACGGCATAATCTCATCCAATCTTTAATATTTCTCCTGTATTTATGATTCTTATTAGCCCAGTGAATTTGTTGTCGTTTCAATCCAGTTTTATCACAATACTTACAAGTTTCAGGATTACCAAGTACAGTAACTATCCATTTATGCTTTGCAGCATATCCAGCTTTTTCACCTTTCCAACTTGGATTTAATTCACCCTTAGGGCTTGGTATTCCTTTATTCCAAGCTTTTCGTCCTTCTTTAAAGGATTCAACAATCCCCTTTTTTCTATTTACAAGAATTTGTTTATCTTTACTTACACATTTTTGGGAACAAAACCTTGTTTGAGTTTCCCAAATTCGCATACTTATACGTTTATCTTTCTCAAATTCCTTACCGCATATTACACATTTTTTATTTAACATATTACGTCCTAGGGGATGCGGCTTAATGAAGTGCCGCATGACCCTAATACATAATATATTATATTTAGCTAACTATCAACTAGTAATAGCCTAGTTCGATATAGCTGATTCAATCCGACGAATTCTTTGTGTCCCCAACGTGTCTTCAAACCTTGTAACACCCAAACTAACCTTGCCACCAATCGAGGTGTAAAGGTTTAGGGGATTATTAGAATCTGGAGTCGTCACTAAGATAGGCGTTGGTGTTTGAAAGAAACCCCACCCAAACGATTGTTCGCCCAAGACAGTTGTCGGAAAAACCGCAACCGTTGAGTTGAAGTAATTCTGCCAAGCAGACTCAAGATATCGCACTCCACGATAATCTTTCATCTTGCCTTCACGAATATCATCAACCGAAGTATAACGGCCTGCATCTATCCAACCGCCGGTAGCGGTTGAATCCATTAGATCGCCCATAACCTGTGGATGAATGACTGCGACATAATAAGCGCCCTCAAACGGACGAAGACCAGCAGCGTTAGATGAACGAAGCATCTTAACAGCTCTGGTCATATTACTCTGAGTGATCGTATCGCCTGCGGCTACATCCGCGCGAGCCGTTCTACCACCAGAATAAGTCACACCATTAGTTCCGGCGTTAACAACACCTTGAATTACCGTATCAACAAGCCTAGCTAAAGCGTTCCTAACTTGCCCTGATGCAGCATCAACCACTTCAATAGCAGAGTTATGAACCAAAAGATCGGTAACTGTCACCAAAATACCATATTGGGTTCCTGTCGAACTATATGATGTCGCACCCCAAGTCACTGCGGTAGGATTAGTACCTTCCTGAATTGCAGCCACACCTTCAGTGCTGGACACTGGAAATCCAGGAGCCGTAGCTGCTGCTCCTCCCTGAATAGACGCACCCGCACCCCACACAGAACCGCCAGTCACAACGCTGGTACTTGAACCAACGCTAGGAACTGGAATGTTAATCCGAACAGGAAGTTGGTTTGTCTGCGGAAAGAGAATACGGTCATACCCCTTTGGAGCATCCCGTTTTACGCCCAAGCGGGCATATTTAAGATCAGGTTCGAGCACCTTGATTTCGTCATTGATATATGAAACCAAAAGCGCGGACTGGTCGTATGAAACGCCACCCCAACCTGATCCACGTACTGTTACTGGCATATTTGACTTTCTGACCTACCCGTTTAAGTTAGTGAAATGTCTCCCCTGGCTTCAGCTTCCAATAATGCCGCTCGTTTCTCATCCCGCGTCATTTCGCTTAGAGGTTTTTCGCCTCCAGCCTTGATAATATTTGTAGCACTACCCCCTGCCGGAGTTTCCTTTGGTGGTAGCGGAGCAGCCGAAGTTATCAGTTTGCCTTCTTTGGACAAAACAGCGACTGTCGCGTCTTCCACTTCATATCCAGCCATGACTTTTTCTTTAATCCTGTCCTGATATTCGCCAGCGGCTTGATATTTGGAAGTCAACGGAGAGAAATTTTTAAAGAAGTCTATTTCCTTATTGGCCTTGGCGAGCTGATCATCACGTTCAGTTAAGAGCCTTTTTTGCTCATCTCGCTCATCAGCCGTCAATCTAACTTTTTCGGAAAGATCTTTAATTCTTTTTTCTACCTTATTCGCACGTTCCTGATCTTGATCAACTTGGTCAAGATCAAGATCTAATTCATCAGCCATATTATCCTTTCAGTAATGTAAGCGGCGAACTTTACACTACGCTTTAGTCTTTTTAATCAGTAATTATTAGGGACTAGTTAATAATTACGAATATAGCTCCTATTTCCGTGATAAATCGAAGCGAGCTAAATGCTTCTCCGAACAATTATAGGAATCACATACTACTACTACTTGATTAGGTTTGTCAGGATGATCATGAATATTTAAAGTCGAATGATAAATCACATCTTCAGGATTCGCTGATTCCGGACAATAAGAACATCGCAATTCGCCCATATCCTTAAAATGGTCGCAAAGCCGATACTGCATATAAGCTGGCTGAACAGGATCTTTTACTCCACACCATTCACATGTTCCACCTATAACTTTAGGATAATGATGTGTATATGGAACTGAAATTGCACCTTGTCGTTCAATCGTTTTTGGCATGTAACTTTTTCCTTATATTTTCCAACTCTAGCTTATAAATACGCGCCAGAATGGAAAAATCTGAATACTTTTTAGCCCACGCAATTTGCCCATTAAGAGAATGAATCACTGGGCCATTGAGAGGTTTTTTTTCTACTTCAATATCTCGTTGCCTTTTTAAGCTTTCGACCACTCCATCAAATATCTTTTCTTTCAATGTTTTCCATTCTTTACTGTCTGCTATAGCGGTTATTGCCTCAATAATCTCAATCAATTCGGTTTCCTTTTGCCTCAACATCGGTTTCAAATCAAGCGTTTCTTCCACTTGAAAAAAGGAAACATCATTGATTGCGATTTTTGAGTTGTTCATCAAGCTCTTGGTGATTGGTTATTGACCATGACATCAATATTTTCGCTGATGATGCTGGTAACAGCACTGGTGTATTGTCGAAAGACGCGGTTAGTCGGGCCTAGAATTGGAAGACCTGATACTTGCAACTGTCCAAGCGCTGAGGCTGCCGAGCGTCCCGTTGCGCCATAAACACTTCCGAAACTTTGCACACTTCCAGTCGCAACTACACTTGGAGCAACGATACCAGTTCTTACCCCAACTCCCACCACAGGGATAGACAACCACTCTGCGTTGTCTGCGTTGGCATTGGATACAATGCTTGTTCTAGCAACGTCATACCAAGTTGTTCCACCATCATCTGAAGTTTGGAAAGTCACTGAAACACCGCCAGCCATCACGGAAGCTCTAAATTTAACCACGACATTATCGGTATCTTGCGGAAGAACAAATGTATTTGCTATCCCGCCTGCCGTAGAAGCTGGACCAGTAGCCGTAAGAGGTGTAGAGACGGCGAGTATATTTGTTAACGGTAATCTTATTGACATAATTTTCTCTTATTTAATTGTTTAATCGACCATTTATTTACTATATTTAGACCCAAACATGACTTTTTCAGCGGCAGTTTCCAACCGAGCTTTTGTGCCTTTACCAGAATGGTGTTTCTTTTCCATTGCCTTACCTTTTGCCGTTATCTTACTTCCTTTCATAACTCCCATTTTGTTCATAATCTTATAAGGTATGGAACTATTTGCTCCATATTGCTTTTTTAATCTCTGCTCTAAAAATTTAGGCATATTTAGTATTGAGTTAATAACACGCTACTAACTGCTCCTGCTGAAATAGTAGCCACTCGTTGGTATAATCCTTCACCTCTATTTATGCCCTGCACTGATGCGCCTGATGTACCAACCACTTCAATAGGCAAAACAAATTGCCTGATTGTACCACTGGCAATAACGTGGGCAAAGTTAGCTCCTGATGTTGCGCTGACTATACTTGCTTGCGTATCACCAGTACGTATAAACCGCATCGCAGCAGGACCGCCAATCGCCGCAATTTCAAGCATAGTGGTATCATGACCCATAAGAGTCACCGAAGAAGTACTGGCATTTTCTCTATTAAAACTGGCTAAGATTGATGTCGGTGGTGGAGCGTTCTGGATAGGTAACCCGCTTTTATCCAAAGCCACTCTTGGTGCGTAATTACTCATATTATTCGTTCACTTTCTTGATAATCTCGTTGATCTTGCCGACCATTACATTCAGGTCTTGACGGCCCAAATCAAGATCAAGCGGAACAATACCCATTTTGGCTGGAGCTTCCATAGTTGGCTCTGCCATAGGTTCTGCGACTGACTCAGAGACTGGCTCCACAAAATCCACTCGTTTTGTTCTTCCCATATTTTTTCTCCTTTAATTAATAAAAATTACACTTGAGATGGTGCTTGCCTCATCGTAGTTCGTGGCTGAAATTCCGTTTTCAAAGGCGTGGTTGCCGCCATCGGCGATCTCTTTTCTGTTCCTACATTAATTTTACCAATTTGTCCCCTACTATTGTCAAGCACTTGGGTTTGTCCTTGTTTTAGCACCTGATTCTGCATTTGCATTTGCATCATTTGCTGTTCCATCGCTTTTTGTTGGGCTAATAATTGTTCGTGCCTAGCCAAGTGAAACAAAACCGCCCAAGTTTTAGGCTGAAGCATTTGATGAGTATAAATATGGGTAGTGTGGTTATCAGTCGGCAACGCTTCCACCCATTCATTGTTAACCAACTGCTCGTTTTCTGTCTCTGCCTTAATCTCATCAATGGTTTTAGGCAACATGACATCAATCAAACTGGGATCTTGCAGGAATTTAGGGAAGAATACATGCTTGTTAAAATTCCTTAAACCGTCAGGGTTCATACTTTGCATCAAAGCTGGATAAAGTTGCATCAAATCCCGTCTCAACACCAACTCTTTGTATTCCGCTTCTTTGGCTGAGTACACAAGAACACCAGGAGGATAGTCAGTATTAAAGTCTTTTAAATTGATTGTCTGCGAAGTAACTCCTTTCACTCCTATGATATTGGCCATCTTTTCTTTTAATTCCGGCCCATATTTAGCGTAACGATGAAACCAATGAGACCAAAATTCCGATTCTCCGAATTGCATGATTTTGCTTTGTAAACTTTGAGCCATGTCATTAAGTTGCTGGTCAATGGCTGCTTCTGTGGCCGTATTAGAAGTCTTGGTCCTTTGTGGTTGTAAAACGACACCTGTTCCTATGGGAGCATTAGCTTCTTGTTGGAGCATAGAAATAAACTGAATTAGTTCAGGCGACATCGGCTCTTGTGTGTTAAGTGGGGCCACCGCTCCTTCAATATCCTCAACAGGAATGTGCTGGTTAATCTGTCGGGAGAATAATTGAGTAATGTCCTTAACTTTATCAGGATTATACATATAAATCGGATTAGCTTTATCTTTGGCCGCGATAAAAGCTAGGTTCAAAAGCACACTCTTAGCCCGGTGTTTATCCTCAAGTAAATCAGCAATACCGAAATTAATTGAGGCGTGAGGTTCTCTAAATACTTCCTTAGTGGCAACCGGCCACTTAGAGCCCTTTTCTTCTTCCTTGTCGCTTGATGGGTTCTCAAACACTAAATCATCCAAATCCAACGTATCTTCCCATAAAACCTTAGTCATGTCCCGATCCAACCAATGTACGCATTTCTCACCATCATTGTTATAGCCATAGAACTCAAGAATCTGGTAAATATCCCCGCCCATTGAATCAGCCGAAGGTTCTACCGCTTTCTTGGCCTGATCCCTCAAGACTTTATAATTCCATAAATACTCATCCACACCTGATGGAATTTCCTCTGGCTTTGTAATGCCTGTAATCGTGCCGTTTTTAATCAATCTGTTTATTTCAACTTTTGACTTAGTAATCCATTTCCAGTAATATCGCCAATCTTGGACATTCTCAAAGTAGGGGTCGTAACCAAAGGCCAAGGGGTTAATAACGTGCGGCTCCATAATCTTGCGTTTCTTGTTAAACCGCAAGGTTTCCATATAACCGCGATTGAAAAACAAAGCATCCCAACACCAGTCATAATCCAACTTATTCTTAGCCATTTCCAAGTAATCAGATTGGGCAAGCACATTGTAAGAATTAAGTTGTTCTTGGGTAATACCTTGGGATGGCAGGAATTTAACTTGTATCTTATCGTCATAAAGACTGGATAATACACGATTAAAAAGCGTCACCAAAAGAGTGGACGCTATATTTTGATCACCTCGCTGAAGATTATTAAGCAGAACTAGTTGTTTGACCTTACGCCGTTTCCAAGTTTCAAGAAAGTTGCGAGACTCTTCATAACTATCTTGAATGTATTTTAAGTGCTTGGGTAGTTTTTGTTCGTTTGCCATTGTACTTTAAGTATGGCAAATTTGTTTTTAACAAGTCAACCATTCGAGGATAATTCCTATTATGATTTGGGTGTTGACCTTTGTGGTGCTTACGACACAACCATTTTATTAGCATATGTTTAGAATAATCTAAATGATGCGATTCAGTGTTTGGATCATTGCATACTTCACAAGATTCTTGTTTTATTATTCCTTTGTGAAGAGCATATATTGTTTTATTTCTAACGAGGTGAACTTTTCTATGATATTCACAATATACTGTAGTTACTGGATTAAAAACTGGATTAGAACAATTTCGACATAATCCTAATTGTTTATGTTTTCTTTGATAATTTAATTGCTTTGATATAACTAAAGTTTTAGTTCTCTGATATATACCTTTAGGCATTTGATTTCGGCTTAAATATCTCCTGTAAAGTCTGGGGTTTATCAACTACTATAGTCATAAGTCTGGGCTTGCAGAGTATAAATATCCGATACTTTTTCTTACCAATTACAATTCTCGGGTTCACATCTTCGTGTGCCACAAGTCCATCACCCCAAAGAAATGTTTGTATCTGTCGCCAGTGCATATTAAATATTTCTTGTTTAGTCAAAGTTCCTTTAAAGCTTAGATTTTTAGCAAATTCAAAAGTACGCAAGACATAAGGTTTGCCTGTGCCTGAATCAACCATAGGATCAGAAGGCTTAGTCTGCATTTCCATCCCATACCATCCTTCTTTCTCAGTCTTCACCCCAAAAGCTTGTCCATGCTCAGCGATCATTTCTTCTTTAGTCTGGTATTTCTTTTCCGCCATGCCAAATTTCGACCATCTTATCTGCAAATGGTCGTCCTTGATTCATTTTAATTATTTTAGCTGTTCTAATAGTTTGATCGTTTATAACCATTGTCAACACAGCCGCGTCAACACAATTAGGGCTACCAATTCCTTCTCTAAACAAATCTTCTTTCGGCTGAATAATAATCTTACCATCTTTATTCTTGTACTTAACATACTCAAACTCGTTCCAAGCTATATTGTGAACTAATCGGCCACCACTCAATAACCATTTACGCTCTCTCCAATGCCACTCAGCTTTTAAATTAACAAATTGATCATCTTCGCTCTTTTCGCCAAACGCCACGCCCCTAACTGGATAGTCTAAATCTTTCAAACGATCAAACACTCCCTGCCCAACGCCTGTTTTGTCTATAACAATAAAATCGCATCTATAGTCTCGATACTTTTCCATAATCACTCCTACTAAATCCATGGTATTTTGGAGTTTTTGATTGAAAAGAACCTCTTGTAAATTTCCGCTTTTGAGTACAATCGCAGAATTATCTCCTCCTGCCGCTGGATCAACACCCAATATTTTGTACCCTGAGTGTTCGCCTTGAGTAGTATAAAAGCTTTGTAATTCACGGTCAGTAACTAATCGTATATATCCTTTCTCATCCATGCCCTCGTCAAACGCATCCCAGTTCCCCTCTAAATAAGCTTTGCGCTGGTTTTCAGGTAAGGATTCTAAACCCTTATAGTATTCTTGAGGAAGGTACGGATTATCTGTAGGCAAAGCCGGTACATAAACAAACTCATACTGTTCCTTCTCGTCAGGACCAAACATCCGTTTGACCCACATATTCTTGACCCACGCTTCGCCCAAAGGGTTGCAACCTGCTAAGAATTTTACATCTTTTATTCCTGGCCAGCGATGCCGAGAACGGAGCATGTCGAATGTAGTTTTTGGATTTCGGTTGATTTCATCAATAGCAATGACGGCAAATTCGACTGATAAGTATTTTGGGGGGTCATCCAAGTTTCGGAAAGCAATAATGCCTGATCCATATTCGGGGGCCAAAGTGAATTCATGCTTTTGTTCGTTATATCTTCCCAACCAATCAGGGAACTCGAACTTAATTTTGGTAAGGTGCCGATCATTAAGAGATGGGTAATCCTCGCAAAACAAACCGGCTCGTATTCCTTTGGTTTTATATCTTGCATAATAATCCATTAACCAATAAACGCACATCCATCTAAGCCAGCGTGATTTACCTGAACCTACACTGCCGCCAAATAACGTAAACTTAAATCTTTTAGAAGCTAACTTAGCTTCATTCTGTTTAGGAAAGAAATTGCTAAGCTCTGTAAAGCTGATTTCATCATTCATCTAATTTAATTACTTTACTTAAAACTTCTATATCGCCTTTTATCTCTTGAGGCGGCATACCTTCAGCCATTTTCCAAATACTTTCATTACCCACTTTTTTGGTAAATTCTAACTTTTCCTCCTCAGTCATATTCTTAAAGCGTTCCCGCCAATATTCTTTAAGTGTTTGTCCTTTTGGTCGCCCTGCTCCAAGATCGGGATGTCCTGGTTTGAATGTTCCATCAGGATTTCTCCAATTCTCTACCAATTTATTTGGATTTTCCGCTTGAATTGAATTTACAATACTAGATTCCATATTATTTTAATAAATATTTATATTTCTCTCTGTTGTCTTTTAAGTATTGCGGCCAATCGCTTTCGTCCGTCCAGTACTTAAAATCTCTACCAAGAAAATCTTTGTTCTCCGCTATGTTCTTGTCTAAATTGTCCATTACTTGTGGCGTGGCATAAGATTCTTGCGTATAACTATCTTCTAGCTTGCGTCTTAATCCATCCTTCAGCGACGTAAAATGCCAGCCTTGTTCTTCTTCTGTTCTTTTTGTCCTGCTCCTTAAATGATTAAGAATTTCATTTTTAATATCTTTATAAAATCCTACTAAGGTTCCCCAAAATTGTTCATTTGAGCGATTGTTTAGATAATAAGAATAAACTTTTAATTTTAACTTGACTGGTAAGCCATTAAAAGAAAGTTTCGGGTTAGGGATCTCATCACAATCACCTATCAATATTATATCATCATCTTGTAAATCCGTTAAGCAGCCTTTAATCGCCTCTTTTTGACAAAACTCCCTGATCCAATGTTTCGCTCCTTTGCCGTATTCCGTATTCGGACTCCTGACTGCTAAATCTTTGTATTCTGACCAGATATCTTCGATTATGAAGTAATACCTTATCTTAGGCCATTTTTGAGCGAATAAAGCGATTTTAGGCTTGCCGCTGAACGTCTTGTCAAATTCAACAACAATAAACTTGTCCACATAATTCTTCAAGATATTATAGCGAATTTCAAATAAATCATATTCGCCGTTAAATGTAATGCAATCGTAAATTTTAGAGTTTGTCATATTTTTTGTGGCATTCCGCACAAAGCCTTAACCAATCTTCTAAATCCCGTTTATACTTATGACTTTTATTAGCCCAATGGATAAATTTCCCCTTTAAGTTAATTTTGCCACAATGTTCACAAGTAGTTGGCTTACCTCGTTTTCTAACAATCCAATAATGCAAACCAGAATAACTAACCTTATCGCCTTTCCAAAATGGATGATTCTCATTAGCTGTTTTCGGACTAGGCTTACCTTTTCGCTTACTCGGCTTCCCTAATTTAGCTTGTCTTATTTTTTCAATTGTTTCTTTACTTCTATTCTTACCAATCCAATACCCCACAGAACCTTTTTTAGCTTTCCAGTAACATTGAAAACTACAATATTTTCTTACTTTTTCATCATAAGGATATGTCAAAAATTCTTTATTACAAACTAAACATTTTTTATATAATGGCATATCTCCATTATAACTCTTTCGCCATTATAAGTCAACGCCTATCTTTGGCATAAAACATTTCTACCCCCAATATACTTCATCCAAAAGTCATTATTTAACAATTCATGAAAACGCCACCTATCATTCCAATGTTCGTATTGAATATATCTGCATATTTTAATAGCCTCTTGTCCACCTTGGAGAACTTTAAAATCAAACCCTTCAGTGTCTATTTTCAAAAAATCAATTCGTTTTATATTGTATTCTTTAATATACCAATCCAAAGTTTTAATTGGTAATGTCATATCTCCTAGAGTATTCACATCAGGAATGGCTTCCCCACCAGAGAAGGCTTGGGTATTTTTACTGTAGGAAAACTCTCCTTCCACATCTCCTAACCCATAATTATTTAAATAAACATTTTTTCTATCTCCAATTTTCGCTTTTAATTCTGCAAAAAACTCTGGATTTGGCTCAAATAAGTGATAAGTCGCTTTAGGGAAAATGTCAAAATAATCTATGTCTGTTCTTGAACCGACATCAAATACAATCTCAATATTTTTTAGGGATTTAATTATCTCTAGTTCTGATGCGGGAATTGGGGTATGTTCCATAAAAGATACAATCCTCTTTCTATTATTTGACATTCTCCAGGGTAAACAGTCCAGTCCAAATAACTTCTTAATTTCTCATATAAACTTTTAGGATGTTTTAAAATATTCGCTTTAGGTAATAAATAATTACTGCCAGGAGCAAATGGCACATACTTTAGACTTCTTAATCCTAACAAATCGCTTAATTCCTCCACTGCTTGCTCATTTTTTGGCGGATGTGCCGTTAAATACCAAAAATTATTGATCTCATAATACATCCCGTCTTTATAGTAACATACTGGCATATATGTATGGTGTTCTTGGCTAAGTATTGGAGTAAAGGTCTTATTATCTTTAATCTTTTCAAATTCGCGCGGTTTTATGTAATCAAATAAATTACATTTTATTAAGATTGCTACATCAGGCAAATTAGAATAGTTATCAATAATAAATTTTAGTTTCCAATTAATATCACTTCCAATATTATCAACTTTAATACTTCCCTTAAGAGGACTTGCAGAACTATCAAAAATAATAGGACTGCTTGTATAGTCTTTGAGCCAAGAGGCTTGATGGTTATATCTATGAACGATATATTGAGTTATTTTTTCCATAATTAGGACGCTTTATATTTTTACCTGCATATGTTTCAGTTTTTTTATGGCATGGAATACACAAGGTTCTACCATTATTTATATCAAATCTTAATTGAATATGATTTGCAAAAGGTTTAATATGGTCGGCATGCAATAAAACAAATTTTCCTTTTTCTGATTTAATTTCACATAAGACACAAGTATAATTATCTCGTTCCAAAACAGATTTACGCCAAAATTTGTATTCAATAGATTTTCTTATCCTTTCATTTATTGGAGTAACCCCACCTTTCCACATATTATTTTGTGGCCCTCTCCTAAAATTAGTAAAATCTGTATGTGCTCCTATATTGCTAGTTCTAATCTTTTCCTTCCACCATTCAGGCATAGACCCTCGTTTTTTACCTCTCCAAAAACTTATCTGACCTTTATGAGATAGAGAAAGATTTTTAATATGTTCTTCAGAAAATTTTACACCCTTCTTGCCCTTACTAATATTTTTCCGCCATTGGTCACTTCTTTTACCATATTTCTTGCCCGTAATAGCTAATCTAATTCTTTCAATCGTTTTAGCAGAATGTTTATGACCCAATTTAAAACCAGTGGGATTTCTCCTATGCGCTTCTCTTTGTTTAGCTATTGATTCAGGTTTATGCTTTGAGCCTCTTATCATATAACTAATCTTATCATAAAAGTATTAAATATACAAGAATTTCTTATAATAATTCATCGGCCAGTCCCATCGCCCTACATTTCTTCTGTTCCAGTATTTCGGGGCAATAATTTCTTCCGCATTGCCTAACAATGCTGGTAAAATAGCAAAAGCCGAATTAGAGATAATCAAATGTTTGGCGTATCGCACCGCCCGCCAATTTAATCCTATGTCTTGAATAATCGGTAAACCTGGAAAAAACCGCTCTGCTGTTTTTGGATCATCAGTATGCACTTCAAATCTTATTTTAGGATGCTTTTCTTTTATTATTTGCATAGCCTTAACCCAGTATTCTTGTGGTAAAAATAATTCAGGTATTACAGTAAATTCTCCACCTCGAAAATTGATAACACAAATATTTGGATGGACAAATAAATGTTCAACTTTCAACCATTCTCTTACTTCATCCAATCTATGTTCAAAGTATCGTATATCCTGCGCTCCATAACCATCTATTATTGAACCATCGGATATAAAATTTATTTCCGGATTATAATACGGAGTATTAACTATAAAAGTTTTAGATTCATCTTCTAAAATTAAGTCTCCTGATTTAGGATCAACTTCATATTTTAAATCTACTAGCTTACCCCAATCTAATGACATAAAAGAATTTCCTTTAAAATATTCCTTTCCCATAAAACCAAAATCGTATCCTTTATCAAGAGCAACGACTCTAGTACAGATATAACTAAACAACATATCTCCAATTCCTGATCCAGGTTTGATTTTACCAATTACCATTTGATTATATTTAATTTTGCAAATTCTCCGAAATATTCTTTAGCCATTTGATTGTATTTTTCTGCCGCTTTTTCCTTATTTTTTGCCCATTTAACATATCTTTTTCCATCAACTTTGATATATGCCATCCAAAGTTTAAGAGTCTTATTCCAACTAACTCCCTTATAGCCCGAAGTATTATATGAATTTATCCGTTGATTAGCATTATTCTGTGATCTCGTAGCAATTCGTAAATTCTGTTTACGGTTATCTAATTTATTACCATTAATGTGATCTGCTTCATAACCATTAGGAATCTCAATAATCTCTCTGTGCATTAAAAAGTATCCATATTTTGATCTTCTAATAGCATACCCATTATTAGTAATAGACCACCGAAATTTATTTAATCGGTCATAGTCTTTATCATCTACTAATGTTTGATATTTACCTTTATTTTTGCCTTGTTTGCTTAAATCAATATACTTCATGTTATAATAATATCATAAAGCAGATTGAAATGCAAACATTTTAATATCCTTCAATCATGTCGCTTGATGAAACATAAATGTTTTAATTCCTTTATTCTCCGGTATCTCATGCTCTTTGCCGAAAACTAACGCTTGTTCAAATGTCGCAAACTTGCATCCCTGCCTTTCCAGCCATTTCCGATTCCAGCAGCAGATATGTCCGTCCTCGTTATTATTGCCATACCGATATTGCAAAGGCCGAGTAGCGGCTAAATCCATTAACTTCTTGCTTCGCAGTCCCACACCATTTCCCACCCTTTGCAAGTTTCCTTCCTCGTCTCGGTAACTAAAGCTGTCTTGCGGCAAAGGCCATGGGCTTCCGATAAAATCTAGTTCCAGCCATTCAGGATTCCACAAATCAGGGTTAATTACATAACCGTCCCCGTGAATAAATAAAGCATGGGTAGTAAACACATATCTAGGCAAATCGTAAATGACAGCTTTATTCCAATCATCCACGTTATCAATCTTCTTGTCCATAACCAGTTTAATTGCTCCAAATTCTATCTGTTCAAGACATTTCTCAATAGCTTTCAAGTGTTCTTGAGTTTTATATCCTAACCCTGTCATTGCTATAAGTGTAATTTGTGGTAAATAAATCATAAGTCAATTTCCGCTTTCCAATTTGGTGTAGTATTTGGAATTACCGAAGCATAAATTTCGCCTTCCTTTTTAGGATCGTACTTTAAATTAAACTCTATTTTTTTTCCTGTTTTAGCCGCAATCTTTTGAGCAATTTCCTTTACAGAATAAACTCTATCGCTTCCTAGCATATATTCTCCTGTTGGCCAGTCTTTAGCTTTTACAAATCCTTTAACTATATCATCCACGTGCACAATCGTTCGGCTTTGATGTCCTTCACCATTGACCTTAATCACATCAGCGTCTATAAATTTATTGATTACTCCATGTCCTCCCTCACCCCAAATGTTAGGCAAAGTAAGAATTATATATTCAGGACAAAGCAATTTTATATATTCACTAGCTGTTTTCTTAGACAAACCATAAGGTGAAGTAATCGGCAATGAAGCGGCGGTTGCTGGATAAATTATTTTAATATTCGGATAAAGTTGAATTAAATTAATCGTATCTATAATATTATCCATCGCGTCTTGCAAAGGATGCAAACGAGAATATTGCAAATCAATTTGAGCGGCCAAATGATAAATCAAATCAATATTTTCAAATTGAACACTTTGAGAAATTGTTTTTCCTAATCTTCGATCAATTTTTAAAACTGTATAACCTAAATCTTCTAAGGCTTTAGTTAATTTTGAACCGATAAAACCCTCCGATCCCGTGATTATGTACCTTTTTTTTTGGAACTCATTTTGTCGTATTGTATGTAGCATTTCTCAAAGCTTATTTATCTATAAATTCATTAAAGGTCTGTTTAATATACTCTATTTCTTTATCACCTAACCCCTGATGAATTCCTAAAAGTATGCCATTTTTCATAATATAATCTGCATTAGGAAAATTATCAGCTTTTCCTAATTCTTTAAACGCTGGATGTCGCAAAACATTACCAGAAAAAATTGGTCTAGTCTGTATCTCATGATTTTCAAACCATTTAACCAATTCATATCTAGTAAATGGAGCATTATTTAAAGTTAAAGGAAATGCTAACCAATTTGGATCAAATTGCGATATAGGTAAATTAAAATAAGAGAATTGAGCAAAAAAATCGTAAAGTTTTTGAAAATTCTCTTTTCGTTTCAAAATAAATCCATCTAAGCGTTTAAGTTGCTCCAAACCAAAAGTTGCTTGAGCTTCGATTGGTCTCATATTAAATCCTTTTTCTACATACCAAAATTTACCATCATAAGGAAATCCCTCAATTTCATATTTATATCTATCTTCAATCTTTTCAGAAACATCTACTCCTCGTCCCCAATCTCGCATAGTCCTAATTCGATCAGCCCATTCCTTTTTATTTGTCATTACCATACCACCACTACCATAAGCAGTTATAATATGTGAACCATAAAAAGAAGTAGAAACCAAATGACCTCTTGAATTAGTAATCGTGTCACAAGAATCTTCTATATATAATATATTTTTTAAATCACACCAATTTCGCAAACTATATGAATCCATTTTATTTCCTAAAAGATTTGGAATCATTATTGCAGTTGTTTTAGAAGTAATTTTCTTTTTTATATCTTCAATCGTTGGTAAAAATGTTTGAATTTCACTATCTACAAATACTGGTATTAATCCTGCTTGTAAAAGTGGTGTTAAAGTTGTAGCAAAAGTTAAAGCCGGAGTAATAACTTCACCTTTCGGAATTAATTGACTTATTAAAAGATTAGCTGAACTACCGGAATTGACAAAGATTCCATATTCTTTAGCAAAAAGTTTAGCTATTTTATTTTCAAATTCAGTAGATAATAATCCCACAGAAAGAAAAGTATTATCTGCCGCTTTTACAACTGCATCCATTTCCTCTTTCCCATAAATTGCCTGAGCATAAAGAATTTTCATCTTATCATCCCTTTTCGTATTTTTCTTTTAACCGCCTATGTTCCTCAATTTTAAATTCATCACTTAAATTATATGTAGTTTGGCCTTCATGAATCCCAATTACTACATTTATTTTCTTTAATATTTTAGGACTGCCATATTTTCTAAAAAATTGTTTATACAAATCCAAATCAAGCACCCACCTAAATTGCGGATCAAATTTAATATCTGCTGTCCGTCTAAAAGTCAAAACTGATGGCGAACCAATAGTATTTTCTGATTCCGAAAAATAAGGTTCATGAGGATTAAAATACAATCCGTCCATAAAGTGTGTACAACCTGTTACCAACCAAGTCGTTTGATAAGTAAAATGTCTAATTATATCATCTAAAGAATCTTGGCTATAAAAGAAATCATCTTGGAAAAGAATCTTAACTAATTCCCCGTTGGCTTTATCAATAGCATAGTTAATATTTTGAGCCATTCCTTTTTCACCTCTATTTTGAGAATAATGACAAAATATAGGATATTGCGAAACATAATTTAATACCAAATTAGATAAATACTCATCAGTGGAATCATCAGAAATAACAATTTCATAATTTTTAAAAGTCTGCTTAATAATAGAATCTAAATTACGCTTCAAAAGTTGCCAACTATTTCCCATTCCTTGATATATGGGAATACAAATACTTACTTTAGGCATTTTCCATCTCCCAATCACACATTATTTTTATTAAATCTTTAAAATTCGTTTGAATCTCAAATCCCAATATCCTTTTGGCCTTACTCGGATCACCTTGTAAATAATCTACTTCCGCCGGACGTTTTAATTTTTCGTTTATCATCACATAATCTTGCCAATTAAGACCTAGATAGTTAAAAGTTTCTTCCACAAACTCCTGCATACTGTGAGTTTCACCAGTAGCAATCACAAAATCATCTGGTTCACCTTGCACCATCTTCCAAATCCAATAGACATAATCTTTGGCATAGCCTACATCCCGTTTGGCTTCCAAGTTTCCCAGAACTAATTTATCTTGGAGTCCTTTTTTGATTTTAACTGCGGCTTTAACTACTTTTTTAGATAAAAATTCTTCTCCTCTGCGTGGGCTTTCATGGTTAAATAAAATTCCGTTGTATATTTTTAAACCATAACCTTCTCTATAACTTCTTCCAAGATAAAAAGCGTATGCTTTGGCGCACCCATAGGGGCTTCGTGGATAGAAAGGTGTAGTTTCCCTTTGTGGAATTTCCTGCACTTTTCCAAACATTTCAGAACTTGAAGCTTGGTATATTTTGGCAGTCGGACAGACAAGCCGTACTGCTTCAATAAGATTTGCAAACCCAAGTCCTGTAATTTGTCCTGTATACGCTGGTATTTCATAACTTATCCTTACTTGCGACATTGCCGCAAAGTTATATATTTCGTTAGGCATAACTTCCTGCAATATCTTTACTAAATTATTTACATCGCTTAAATCTCCGTAATGGAGAGTAATTTTATCTAAAATGTGGTCAATGCGTCTGGTATTTCCTGCCGAAGAACGTCTAATAATTCCGTGAACTTCATAATTTTTCTCCAATAGCAGTTCGGCCAGATATGAACCGTCTTGCCCGTTAATGCCGGTTATAAGAGCTTTCATTTAATATTCCTTCCATAAGTTTCGGTTGATTTATGACAATCAAAACATAAAGTTCTTCCGTTATCTAACGCAAACCTAATTTCAGAAAATGATACAAATGATTTAATGTGATCAGCATGAAGATTTTCTAAAGCACCACACCAGATACAAACATATCCATCTCTTTCAAAAACTACGGTTCGCCATAATCTATATTCTACTGATTTCCTCAAGAGCTTTTGCCAATAAGTTATACCGCCCTTCCAACTTGGAGATTTATCACCTTTCATGGCTAAACTTATTTTTCTTTTATGTTCTTCCGTTAAAATCCTTCCTTTATTTCTTCCTATTGAAGCAATTCTCATTCTTTGTATAGATTCTAGACTTCTTTTTTTCCCTAATTGTGCTAACCCCATATTCTTTTTCCATTCATCTGAAAAAGGCGGGCGTTTTTTACCTTTTGTCCAATTAACCTGTACTCCTTTTTTCCCTTTATTCCAAGGGATATGTCCTTTATGTGCCATGTTACATTTTTATCCAATGATTTGGTAAACCTATGAACTCTTTATCATGTTGCGGATTTGAAAACCATTGATGAGGTCTTACAACAACTTGTCTCTCATGTTTCCCAAGCCATGCAAACCAATAAGAAAATGAAGAATTTGCGATTATGTGCGATTTGTGACAAGCTGCATAATTTAAATCCTCTACTTCATTTCTTCCTTCTGAAAATTCAAACTGATCCCCTTGAAACAATAGACATTTTTTGCACCATTCAATGTCATCGCTAAATATAGTAAACTTTTCATTTGGAAACATTGCCATTGCCCGAACATAATAATTATCCGACATATCTTCGTGTAGATGGTGTCCTAAATCTATATAAAACTGATTTTCGTGATAAGCCGGTTCTTGTGGATTAATTGGGTTCTTAGCCCGCCGAACATGAATTGCCACTCGGTCTATGCTATTAGGCACTATCCCCTCTCCATACAACTGTCTGATTTCAGACTCATACTTCTTAAAATACTTTTCATCTTGGACGAAAATTGGGTAATTATTATCTTTGCAATAAGCATACAAAGCAGCCATTTGGAACATTCTATTAGACAACCTTCCAAAAATTTTGTCTGGATTTACCATAATTTAAAATCCTTATTTATTTGCTTCATTAAAAATTCGTGATGTTCTTGAGCTTCATGGATCATAGATTTTTCCTTTGTTCGATACAACCACAATATTTCTGGAATAGTTATTATTTTTTTCCCTCGACTTAAAAGATCAAACCACAAGTGGAGATCTTCATAACCCCAAGTCATTCGTGGACTATATCCTCCAACTTCCAACAAAGCCGATTTCCTAATTGCCGAACAATAACCAATCCTGTTTCCCGTCTTAAAATCCTCTACAGTCGGGTTAGGCATTAATATTATTTCTCGCTGACTAATCCCAAATTCCTTAAAAGAAAGCCCAATTATATCCGCATTCGTTTCCTCTATTTTTGTCAGGATTTTTTCTACACAATTATCCACTAGCATATCATCTGCATCAAGTGGAAGAAAAAAATCCCCAATCATGTTCATAATCAAACTATTTCTTGCGGACGCTAATCCCTTATTAACTTGATTGATAATCTTAACTGGATATTTTTTAGCGACTTCCAGTGACCCATCAGTCGAACCATCGTTGCAAACCAAAACTTCACAATTAACTGTTTGATTTAAAGCAGAATCCAAAGCATCGGCTAGAAATTCAACTTGATTATATACTGGAATCCCAATTGTTATATTCATTTTTGTATACCTTGCATTGCCGTTATTTGTCTTTGTTCTTCAGGGGTTAGTTGTTTTATTGTAAATTTCTTAGTAAGAGTTATTAACTTTGGCAAATAACTACAGCCCCATCTTGGTTCATAAAATTCCTTAATCAAACTATCAGGATAGATATACGAAGGAGTAAGGACAACTGATGGCGGGTTATCAAATAAGTAACGATTCCAAATTGACTCATCATTCCAGATAGGGATATAATTTTTGTTAAAATCTGCGTCTATGTTTTTCTTCATTATTTTCATAGCTTTGATATACTCATCACTTTTGCCGCCTTGCAACCCACCTGCAAAATACATCGGCATAAATCTTGGTTTGCCAGCATCATCAATTAGCTGTCCTGGTCTTGGTATGTATGCCTTAGATTCCTTATTCGGTTCATAAGGCGGCCACATAGTTTTATCGAAAGCATACATCGGGTGTAAGGCTGCTGTTAATCCAGAACCTAAAATCTCATCACCCACCACATTCACAAATTTCATGTCCACATCGCAATAAAAAATATAGTCAAATTCTTTCAGCTTTTCTTCCTGCTGCAAAAATAAATGATAACGCATTAAAGTCGGCATTGGCCATTCTATGCCTTCGGTAAAAAAGATATGATTGCCAAATTCTTTTCTGGTATCTTGCACAATTTTCAAAATATTTTCCCGACTTTGCAACATTCTTGTATCTTGTCCTTGTACGATCCTAGCCGCAATGTCGGCTTCAGTAGGCAAATTGTCCAACAAAATCTTTAATTCAGGACTATCCAATTCAGGCATATCCGACCAAACAAAATATTCAACTTCATGGCCTGGCAAAAAGAATTGTTTAGCCCCCAAAATCATATCTTTCGCATATTGCCAATAAAGAGGATTTAAACAAATCCAAACAAATACGACTTTATATTTCTTTTTAGCATCAGGTATATGCGTAGTTATATAATTGTAAAGGTACGAATCTATACTAATACGGTTAATATCACTGATTATATTGTTATCGTAATAAAATTTATTAGCCAATCTGATAAATTCTGCAGAACTTAAAACTATTTGATTATTTTCCACTAATTTATGGATTAATTTTACTTATTTAAAAATTTTCCATATTTTTTTAACCACCATTGCCATAAAAAAGCGGGGATAAATTTTGGTTTAATAAACAATCTTCTCATTTCCCTCCGACTAATAATAAAAAACTTATTATCAACTTTAATTCTCATGTCAAATTACTAATTATCTCCTTCATTCTTTTTTCATAATATTCCAAAAAATCTATTTGTTCATGACTTTCCTGCCATAACATCCAAATCCTTCCCCGAAGTTTCTGGCTCATTTTCCTGTTATCTTTAGTCTTAATCATCTGTCCTTTTGGGGTTAAAACTTCAACTTTTATCGGACGGAATTTATAAGTCAGATTCACAGTTCCATCTTCATTATTATCCTCCGATTTTCCAACAATACTTCCTTCAATAATTACATGATAATTATCACCGATTTCTAAAGATCCGAATAGAGAAACTGTGCCTATTAACTTGAGGATATGTTCGTTAACTTCCATTTTTTCCGACATGCAAACTACGATAAAACATATTTATTTTCTTTCCTTCTTTCATACTGTAGTTAAGGTTGGAGAGAGTTAGGTTAATTATGCTTCTCATAAAACTTTCTAAGTTTAGTTCCCATATCATCCTGAAACCAATTTATCTCAATATAATTTCCACCTGTTTCTTTATTGCCTTTGCGTATTTTTAGATGAAGTATGTGCCGTGTCTTACAAGTGCAACACCATTGACTTATCCAACCATTATCAGCCACATAGGTTTCGGCAGGCATTTCGTTAAAGTTTATTATTTCTTTTTTCATCGCCGATTATTTTAATTAAAAGAAATATCCTCATAATCTTTTATTGCCTTCAAAATATATATTCTTAGGAGTTAATAGTTGGCGAGAAATTTATTATTTACACTTACTTCTGAGAACATAGGGCTTTTTAGATTTTCGTCGTTTCCAATATCTATAATGTTTATGACAGCAATAAATCATATATGTAATTCCTTTCTAAGTAATTTAAGAACTTGGGATAGGGCTGTATTGCGGTCATTTACCAATTGTTGCAGATATCCGTAATGGGTTTAGGTTAGTAGTTTTTTCACTACTCTACTGCGGATTTTGTTTATTTGCCCGTAGGTTCAACGCTTATATTCCTTAATTTTTCTAATCCCCGAGCTTCTATTTGTCTAATTCGTTCCATCGTAACTCCAAATTCTTTGCCTATTTCTTTATAAGTTTTAAATTCAAAAAACCTTTCTCTTATAATTTTTTGTTCTCTTAGGTTTAAACCTTTTAAATTTATAATTCCTAAATCTTCTAATCGAAGATAAAATTCTTTTTTGCTTTCTCTAACCATATCATAAATCAATGATTCTAATTTACGATATGCAAATAAATCCAATTTCCACATCTTCGCTCTCCCTGACAAACGATACGACTCAAATAATTGTTTTATACGGATTGTCATTTTATTATTTTTAATTTATATTCTTCCTTAAATTTTTTAACTACTATTTATAAATATAACCCTTGGCCAGATTCTCTTGCTTAACTTTTTCTTGTTCATCGTCTAATTTTTTCCGTCCTACCACAGTAGAACAACCGTTACAATATTTACCCGAACATTCCTCGCTACAATGAACACACCAGTGAATAGTTTTAGTTATTTGTTCAGGAATAACCATTATTTTATCCTTTCTAAGTCATATTGTTTATGACATTTAACACACAATCTTATCCAATCATCTAGTTGTCTTAAATATTGACCAGATTTATTTGCCCAATGGAATTTAGCTGAAGTAATTTTACAATTGCTACATATTTTAGGTTTTCCAAATTTACTTTCAACCCACATATGCAAACCACGATATTTAACTTTACTTCCTTTCCAAACTGGACTTTTTTCACCGAAAAATCTTTTACCATAAAAATAATTTTTATTTCCCTTATTTGCTTCGCTTATCTTTTTCTTAGTTTCCAATGATATTCTTGTGCCTTTAGACCAAATATTTTTTCCTTTAAGAGCATTAGAAATATTACTTTTATGATCTTCTGTGAGTTTTCCTCCTAATTTCGCTAAACTAATCTTCTTTTTATGTTCTTCAGTTTTAAGATAAACTCCGCT